CCCCGAGCGAGGGACTTTAAGAAGCCGATCTGCTTAGGTGTAGCGCCGCCGAAAGTGTCAAGTGCAGGCGTGCTATTAACGCGGTTCACTTTGTCCATCTCTGTACTCGATGCGCGCTCTCCAGTGTGACCGAGTGGGCCGTTACTGATGGCGCGTCCAATTGCTGATGTTTCGCAGTTCTCTAGGAACGATGTTTTGTTTACTGGGGAGTTTCCCATGACTTCTTCTGCCCAGCCGTGCGCGATGATGCGTCCTTCGTTGTCGTAGGTCTCGCATCGGAATATGACCGTAGAAGCGTCGTAGTGCATCATGGTCGTCACTACTTGTCCTTGTGGGTAGGCAGTCCAGAAGCGTTCTAGGCGCTGTGCAACGGTCTCATAGAGCGATAGGTCAAAGTGTGGCATCAGCGCGCCTTCCATACGATTGCCATGTTGCCTGCAAGCGTTGGACGCTCGAGGTCTGTGGCGTAGACGAACTTGTCTTTCACTAGGGAGCCGCGTGTTGGTCTGACTGTGTTGCCAGAGATGCCCAGTGCGCGCTCGATCTCTTCGTCGGTCGCGCCTTCTGTCTGCTTTAGGTATTCGTAGACGCGGCGACGCTTAGAGCCCGATTTAGGCAAAGCGTTTAAGCCGGCAAGAGCCGAGGTCGGTTTAGCTGATGGTGAGATGATGACTGTGTTGCGGTCTATTGCACATTCTTCACGGTATGCACCGAGTCCGCGTGTAGGTGCAAAGAGTTGTAGATCGTTCATTTGATCGGCTTCACTTTCTTGCATGCTTTAAGGTCTGGGTGACTCCAAAGGATCTTGGTCGGGTTAGTTGCGTGCGGTGTGCCGTGCATTTCCAGTCCGCATTTCTTACATATTATTTTGTGCATGTCAGGATCACATTGATCGCGGCTCGAAGTACTGACGCATTGAAGCGCGCTTGTTCGTTTGCGATTGTCATGTTTGCTTCGTACATGATCGCGAGTTCATCGAGAAGAATGTTGTGTGAGTGTTTTGTTGGTTCTACATGATTAGGTCGCACGATTTCATCAATCATGTTTGACATGACTTTGCCGATGCGGTCTGTGTAGTTGTTTGGGTACATTCGTCGGGTCTCCTCTGTTAAGCCTGTTTCGGGATATTGCTTTTCGGTCACTTAGGAAGGTTCCACGGTTTCCAATTGGAATTGTAGAACACTGCGAGACCTGCGGTGAGGTTTATTTTCGGGTCGAAGAGTTGGTCGCATGTTGTGAGGATTCCTTTTGCTTGTAGCCAGCCTTGAGGCCAGTATGCCGAAGGGGTGCACCAGAATCCGTTGATCTGCATCAGACCGTAAGAGCCGCCTGCGGTGTCTCGAGGATTGAACGCGTCTGGAGTGCAATTTGACTCACGCTTAAGTACGCGCATGAGGGTCGGTGTTTCTGTTGCAGGCCAGCCCACACTTAAAGCAAGATTTACAGCTCCGACACAAGCGGTCACTGGGGTCGTGCTCGAGGTCGTAGTTGGCATTGTGCCGAGTGGAATTGTCGCGTAAGAGGTCTGGGCACTAACTTTAGACATGCCCTGAGACGGCTCAGAAGCGTCCCAGAGAAGCGTTAAGGCTGCTAAGCCACATATTGCCCATGCACCGATTTTGATCATTAGAAAACTCATTGTTGAAAGTCCAGTTCTGTAGGTACGCCCCAAGAGTCGCCTGCCAAAGTTCGGAAGGCTATTTGTGCGCGGATGATTTTGTGGGTGTCTTCGTGTCGAAAGATCTGGACAAGTATTTCTTGTCCGTTGTCAAGGTTGCACCGACCTACCTCGTAGATAAAGACTTTCGGTTCGGTCATGTTTTGTACTCCTATCGTCGGTACTTCGACCATAGAGGATCAGTGTGCGCTATTGGGGGATTTCGGCGAACACTCTCTGAAAGGCTTGCTTTACAAGGGCTGGAGAGTCTGCCATAGCCGGCGAGATTTCTACATGGAGCCAGTCGCCACCGGGTGCACCGTGAATTGCTGGCTTGGAGTATTTGCTCCATGCTTGTCGAGTGCACTGCCATCCGCGTCCGTAGGGCTTAAGTAGGTAGTCGAGGATGCACTCAAGTCCGAGCGCGTTGGCATTAGCGGTAACGATGTTAAAGAAGTCCATCGTGCCCTTGCGATTAGCGTTTGGGTTTTTGTCTGACTTGCGGTATGAAAGATCTACTGCGCGCCCTGTGGCATGCACTGACAGATTTGTTGAACCGCGCATATCACGAATTCCCCACGACCCATTATTCCAAAACGCGCCTGCGCCGTATTTAATTGCTTGGCGTATCCATTCGTCCATTCCGCTTCTAGGGCCAGCTGCGGCTCCGTCGGAGTTACCTGTGTACGGTCTCGAGTTTGGGACTGCTGGGTTCGCTGGGATCACGCTCATAATGTTGGTGGGTCTTTAGGACGATCCTTAAGCCCGTTGCCTGCCAAGAGACCTATGAGCCCCCCTGCGAGGGTCATGAGCATCGGCGACAAGACTCCCCATGCTTCGGCGTCATTAGGGCTCTGCTCTGTAGGTTGCACGACAAAAAGAAGTCCAAAGATGAGTGATGCAATTGCCATGACGAAGGATGCGGTCAGTCCGATTCCTACGATCAGGATTAGTCGAGCTTTGATTTGTTCGTTGCTTAGGCGTTTGTCTGGGTTCATGGGCAACGCCTTTCTAGTATTCCGTCAGCTTTTGTGGTATTGCAATTTTCGCGGTAGCGGTCTGCACAAGCGGTCAGGGCAAGTGCAAGCATCACACTAGCCAAGTAGTAGCGCGGCTTCATCGGCTGTTATTCCTAGCCTGTCAAGTACGGCCTGTTTTTGTTTGGCTTTGTCGGCGCGTATTTTGGCTAAGGCTTTTGCTTCGGCTGCGTCTGCTGCAACTTGTGCCGGGTCTTGTGGTTCTACAATTGCGTCATAACTCATAATGCGTATCCATATACGGTCAATGTTCCTGTGAGGTTGCTTGATGACAAAATGCTAAATCCATCGTATGAGGTTGATTGGTTATGTTTTCCAACAATTTGTTGCTGACCATAACTAAGTGTTCCTGCATTGTTTTGATTATGTCGTGTTTGTACCGCTAAAAACGGTTCATAAATGTACAATAATGTTTCAGTTTTTGCAGTTGATGCACTGCCGCTGCTGTAAGAAAATGTGGCTGATGACGCTGTATCGGTTTGCACTTGCCACGATGTTGCCCCTGTGCTTGCAACATTGCACACATAACTACTAGCAGTTGAGTTATCTACTCCGCCTACACGCCAACGCAAAGTTGGGTCAGCACTAACCGCAGTGAACCAGTTAATTAAAACTACATAGTTTGTGTAAGTTGCACTAAAACAACCGTTGACGCTTACACTAGATGCGCCAGTAAATGTCACTGTGCCAGTAGCACTAACCGTTCCTGTACCGCTACCAACGGCAACTGATGTTGGTACAACTGCTACTAAGCCGCCAGCCGTAGAAGGCCCGACAGTAGCCCACGCTGCACCATCGTAATACTGCACAACATTGGTGCTAGACAAGTAACATAGTTGCCCCTCGGCTAGCACCTTTTCGCCTGCACCACCAAAAGCCGCGTCACGCGTAACCGTCGTAGCAAAAACAGGTACGCCTGTACCGGCGCTTATATTCATATTGGCGGCGGTCAATACCTCGCCAGCGGTAAAAAGTGGGACGCTTGTTTGCTCGTTTGGCATATGTTTATCCTAAGACATTTTCTTGGTCAAGTGTGCCATACACAATGTCATCCAAGATGAGCTCATAGACGATCGTGGTCGGTGAGGTGAAATAGGTGACTGCGTGCCCAGCCGACAAAGTAAGCCGATGCTCGAGCCCTTCAATGGTGAGGTCTTGTGCGAACTGGGTTGGGCCTGCCGAAGTTGTAATTGACTTTTGGATTGCAATTAGGTCGCCTACATCGAGAAGCGCCAAGGTGTCTTGGTCTAGTGCAGGCGTGCCAGGAAACTCGGTGCCTAGGAAATTAAAGCGTGCTTCGGGGTCTGGACTGATTAGGTATTGGGCAAGTGTGAGAGCTGCGGCGTCGTTGTGTAAAAGCGAGTCGGTGATCGATTGGGTCTGCACAAGATACAAGGATTGAGATGCTAGGTCTTCTGCTACTTCTGGAGTGTTTTCTCCAACGCGTGCGACCGATGCGCGGTTTACGACCGTGTCCGCTTGGAAGGAGATGTCAATCGCGCTATAGCCGATTTGCGTTCCGTCGTCGTGGAAGTCGGCAACAGGGATGCCAAGTGTCTGTCCGATGCGCTTTTGGAATGTGATTG